GGATGCTTTACCGACAAGGATGGATTTATGGCGTGAATATCGCTCGTTGCGATTTGGCGACCCCGCCGCGGCGAATGCTTTTTACGACAAAAATTATCACGATATGCAGCAGGGTGCCCTTGTTACCTGGCCGGCGTCCTATCCCCCCCGTAAATGTCGGGATGCGCTCCAATATGCCATGAACAAATGGTGTGACTACGAACGCGGATTCTGGGCGGAAATGCAAAATCAACCCATGAGATCCCCGGAAGCGGCCATTCTTGTGCCCGCTAAAGTGATTATGAAACGAATTAACGGACTGGATCATGGGGTTACCCCGAAGGAAGCGGTACGGATAACGGCTTTTGTCGACGTCCATGATGATTTACTTTATTATGCCGTTTCCGCCTGGACTATCGATTTTACCGGATACGTGATTGATTATGGCACGTTTCCCGAGCAAAACAGAAAGTACTTCGGAAAATCAGACGGTGGTTTGGAAACGATGCGATCGGTTTTCCGGCAGAGTCCTGAAGGGTCGCTCCGGAGCGGATTGGAATTCCTTTTACGGGATTTGTCCGGTATGGAATTTACAGTGGAAAATACGGAAAAAACGAAGTCCATTGATAGAATCCTGGTGGATGTAGCCTATAAACCGGAAATCGTGGAACAAACACTCCGACTTGTCGGAAATCCAAATATTCTACCCGCGCATGGATTTTATATTGGCGCCAAAAACAAGCCAATGGCGGAATACAAACGCAAGCCGGGGATGCTACTTGGCCATCATTGGCTTGAAGAGCCGATTGAGAAACGGATTTTCCGAACGATCCGGGTCGATACGAATTATTGGAAATCACGTATTCATGAGATGTTATCCTTAATGCCTGGTGAGAAATGTTCTCTCTCCTTTTGGGGACACGATCCCGGCCGACATCGAATGATCGCCGATCATTGCGTTGCGGAATCGGTGCATTTGGTGTCCTCGGGGCGGAATGAGGTCCATGAATGGAAAGAAAAGCCGAACAGACCGGACAACCATCTGTTTGATTGTCTGGTAGGGACTGCTGTGGGAGCGGCAATGTTTAATCTTGATATAAGAGAGACCGTAAAACGATGAGTGATGACTCGGACAAGCTGGCGTCCATAAGGCGCCGAATTGCGAATTTGCGGAATTTACTGGAATCCCCGGATATGATGACAGGGATTTCGATAGAGGGGATTTCCGAGACGGTCGACCGGGCCGATTTGAGGGCGGAACTTCGGGAGCTGGAACGGGAAGAAGCGATCCTTTCCGGATCTTTCAGCAGAATAAGAACACTGGATATATCTCGGAACTGGTAATGAGCAGGCGAAAAAAGAAGAATAAAAAGATAATGAAGCTTGGTTATGATGCTGTCAAGCAGGATCGAAGCCGGAGGATTATCTATTATTCGACGAAATCGGAAGATCGGGAGTTACTTCCGCGGCAACGTCAATCGATTGTGTCACAATCGCGGGACGCCTTGCGTAACTTCACGTTGGCCGGGTTCGTCCTCCGCAAGCATTTGCAAAGTATCGCCTGGTATCAGTTTAAAGCCCGGACGGGGATCGAGTGGTTTGACAGGGAATTAACACGACGTATCAACCAATGGAAACGTCGCGAACATTGCGACGCATCAGGTCGATACAGCTTTGATTCTCTCCTCTATATGGTTGAATTGTTACGTGCTTGTGACGGGGACGTCGGGATACATCTGTTACGCAATAACAAAATTCAAGTGATCGAAGGGGACCGTATCCGTAATTTTCCGGATACTGGAAAATCGGAATTTGGAGATAGCGGAGACAGCTGGGTCCATGGAATTAAGATAAACCCATTTGGTCGTCCGATTGCCTATGCCGTCAGCAGACGTCTCGATTACGGTTTTGAACATGAACGAATCATATCCGCGAGTAATTTCCGGTTACTTGGGTATTATACCCGCCTGGATCAACTTCGCGGCGTCTCGTTAATGGCGCCCGCCTTGCGGGCCATCTGCTACCTTAATGACTCGCTGGACCTTGCCATGGCGAAAATGAAACTGGAGCAGGTGCTCGGACTCAAGACCATGATTGATGATAATTACGGGATTGGATATAAGAGCGAAGAACCGTCGCGGGAAGATGTGGCACATAAGAATGCCCTTGAGTCACTTGGAACCGGGATCCTGCATTTACAGCTTAGACCGGGAGAGGATGCGGCTTTTATGGAGTCAAGCAATCCCTCTGCCAATTTTCAGTCGTTTGTCGAAAATATCCTTCGGTTGATTTTCTCGTCCTTCGATATTCCCTATTCATTCTATGATGGAAGCAAGACTAATTTTTATGGATCCGAAGGGGAATTTGAACAGTATATTGACTCGGTGGAACGAAAACAGGCACCGACAATCGAAATGTTGAACGAAATTACTATTGACTGGTTGATACCGAACTGGATGACCGATTCGGACCATCCGTTGATTTTGCCGAATGGTCTGGAGTTGAATCAACTGTATGGACGAATCGGCTGGAGCGGTGCAGGACTGCCAAGCTGGCGAATGTTCCGGCGTGTCAAGGAAATGATGCTCGCCGTTCAGGCCGGCTTTCTTCCGATCAGCGAGGCGGTCGGCGACTATGGCTATGATGTACTTGAGAATCTGCAAGACATGAAAAAGGTATCGGATCAGGCCGCGAAACTTGGGTTATCACTCCCGTTTGGGAAAACGGAACAATCAATTAACGTGGGGGTATGATGAAGACACCGAAGACACTGAATTTATCAGGGGTGTTCGAACTGAAGACACTGAATTTATCAGGGGGGAGCGAACAGAATACAGAGACCTCAACCTCGGGGAAAATCCGTATGACGATCCTGACCGGCGCCCCGATTCCGGACTGGTCCGGTCTGTTGGTGGTCGATCTGTCAACGATCCGGATCAATCGGCCGACGCTGGTTGTGGATTACAATCACAATGAAAATGAAATTATCGGTAAGTGTTCCGGGTTCAGCACGGATTCCGGCGGCCTGACAGCCGAAGGGGAAATACTATCGTTTACCGAAACCGATCGGGCCGCGGAGGTCCTTTACAAGTTATCCCGCGGTATTCCCTATGAGGTATCCTCGCTGCTGGACTGTGAGGAGGCGACGGAACAAGTATTACTTGAGGATCAAACCGCATTGGTTAATGGCATGAATGTAACGGGACCTCTGACGATTATTCGCAACGCCATGTTGCGTGGGGTAACGGTTTGTCCTTATGCGCGGGATAAGGACACGGGGATCGAGAAATTGAAAAGAAACTGGATGGAGAAGGAGTTCATGAAGAAGGATATCGAACAAAACGAAGATACAAAAGGAAAAAACAAGGCTTGTTCCACAGGCGCGTCAGAACTGGAAAAGTTTATCAACGAGTTTGGTCTTGAACAGGGGGTGGAATATTTTCGACGCGGCATGACGCTTGAAGAATCGCAAGCGGATGATTATGCGGTCCTGAAAGCAGCAAGAAAGAAATTCAATGAAGAGGGGAAAAAGAATCCCAGCGAAGAGGGGAAGAAGGAGCCGGATCCCAACGAAGAGTTAGGAAAGAAAATGGAAGAGTTGAAAGCGAATGTTGCGACCCTCGAAAATCGATGCAGCCAGCTTGAAAAACTTGCGCGACGCGGCGAAGGCTCCCCGTTATCCAACGTACCCGCCGATACGATGAAGCCGAAAAAGCATCCTATGGGCGCTATTTTTGGTATGGCCGAAAAAATCAGACAACAGACAATTAAAAAACAATAGGAGATATCTATGGCAATGATGACGTCTAGTGACGTACTTAAAATTAACAATTCCGAAGAGCTTGTTGGACTTATTGACGAATGTATCGTCGAGTTTCCGGAGATTCGTTTTTTTGAGGCCTCACCGATCGAGAAGATTACTTTTAACACACTGGCGGTAACGGGGCTTCCCACGGCGGAATTTCGTTCGACGGATGAGGAACGTATCTGGTCGACGGCAACGCTGGTAAACAAGGAAATCAAATGTCGGTATCTTGACGCTTCCTGGATGTTGCAGTGCGCCGTCGCTGAAGAAAGCGACTGGGGAAGGGAGTTTGCCCTCGCGTTACAAATGCAAACCCATCTGAAGGCGGCCCTCAAGAAGCTCGCGGAGCAGACCTGGTATGGCAAATACGGCGGTAACGATCACGGGTTCAACGGATTGTCCGGGATTATTGACGCGGTTATAGATTCAGGGCAACGGTCAATGGTGATTACAGCCAATGATGGCGACGATATTACGGACGGATCGTCCGTCTTTGCGGTTCGCACCGGGTACGATTCGATTCAATATGTCTGGGGTGAAGAAGGCAAGCTTATCCGAAGTGATATCTACGAACAAAAGATCGGAGATGTCTTAAAAGGGGCGGATTATTTTTCACAGCGAGTCGGCGCCTGGGTCGGGCTTCAGGTAACGTCGAAATTCGCGGCGGCCAAAATTGAAAACTTATCCGCCGCCGCGGGCAAAAACGGTCTTAATGACGACCTGATGTATGACTTGATCGAGAAGTTCCCGGCCGGCGCGGCCCCACAGGCGTTCTTTATGTCGCGCCGCAGCCTCGGACAACTGAGGAAATCGCGAACGCCGACGAACGCGACCGGTACCCCGGCACCGATTCCGAACGAAGTCGGTGGAATACCTATTTTTGTGACCGACGCCATTTCCAATAATGAATCGACCGGCAGCAGTTCAGGCAGCAGTTCCAGCAGTTGAGGTAACGATGAATCATTGGCTGGATACACGAGTTGATCGGGCCATCCAGCGGGCCTATGACAAGTATGCCCGCGGGACACTCTATTATGAATCCGGAGGAATCAGAACCGCTATTATTGCGATAAAACGTCCCCCGGATCAGGTCGATGAATCCTTTGGCTCCAATCGAAAGCGGACAGAACAAACAGCCTTTGTGATGTCGAGAGCCACATGGGACAAAATTCGGCAAGTCGCGGTGGACAAAGAGGAACCGTTTAAGGATGGCAGCCTGCTCGTTGAAATTGTCAACGGTGAAAAGATTCACTGGCGGCCGGACTATCCATGCAAATCAATAAGCGTCAGTTCCTACGGTGAGGCGATACGACTGGAGGCAACGAGGATTCAATAAAATGATTTCAACAGAATTACTTCACGAAGTTGCCGCCTTTATGAGTCAACGATATCCGGGGCAAATTTATCAG